TCAACCTGATAAAGAAAATCGGGCTTGAGCGAGTCATGGCGCTCGAAAGTAACAATGAGGAACACCGATACACCAAAGAAGAACTGGACGGCATCAGGGCGCTATACAGAAAGAAATTGAGGGATATCGAAAAGCAACATTTGGAGGCAGCGTGAGAAAAATCACTTACCCATGTGAAACGGCGGCAATTTTCAATGATGTGGTTTTCGTGATCAGGCCAAACAGTGCAGAAGATTTAATGGAGGAATGTGATAAAGCAGAAACCTTTTTCCTGAACTTCTTTCCAAGTGCCACCAACGAATGTGTATGCAATGAAATTCGATACAGCTTCGGCGGCCTATACATTGATTCGCTTGAAGCTTTGTGGGAGTCATTATGAATGCTGAAATCCGAACCATCCACGACATGCTAGTCGACACATACGGCAATCAGAGCGAGCTAGCACGACGCCTGCACATCAACAGAGAAACCATATCCAAATATCTCAACGACAAACAGGCCAAGCAACATGCCATAGTAAACGGTGTATTCATGACAGCTCGCGGTGATAGTGGGAAAAATAGGTGGGGTAAGCGATGAACATAGGGCAGTTAGAACTCACCAAAGAGCAGCATGATTGGATTAATGGCTGGCTGGAACTGTGGGGCGCATGGGTTTACTCAGGTCGATTAGAGAAGCGCATGAGCAGCGTTATAGCTCAGTACATGGCAACCGTAGAGCCAAGCGGAACACCGACGCGCCCAATGTGCAATGATGATGACGGAAAATTGATTTCTCAGGTCGTAGATTCCGTCATGTACATCGATAAAAGGGCTTTCGGTATCCTGCTTAGTTACTACTCACACGGTTCATCTCGCTACTCAATTGCAGTCTACATGCACAAGAGTGCAATTCCTCGCAAAACCCCAACTCGTGGTGGAAATCGGATGCGCCGACCATCGCTATCAACTTGTCGCAGAGAGGTGAATGACGTTCTCGATGCATCACTGTTTATGCTCTATCAGCCGCTACAAGATGCGTTTAAAAATCGCAAACGTGTAGCTAAAGTTCGAAAAATAGCATAATCGTGTTGACATCATTGAACAAATGAGCAATCATATTCACATATGCTGCTGCTTTTGCATTCAGCGTTCTAATCTAGCCCACTCCATGTGGGCTTTTTTGCATTCGCGTGCAATCAAAAAACAAGAGTCTTTATTGATATGAGCCTGAGATAGGGTGGTGGAATCATCGCTCCGCTCTTGGCTACCCATATCTACGCGAACAGGCTCTATCACTAAAGGTTTGCGATGAACAATAAACTCATAACTTCTGATGAAGCCACACACTTGCTTAGTTACAATCCACGCACTGGTTCATTTGTTTGGAACTGGCGTGCAGGTTCGAGTAAGGCGATAAAGTCTTGGAATGGTAGGTTTGCAGGAAAACTTGCTGGCACGATAAACGATGACGGGTATTTAGTTATTGGTATTAACAGGCGAATATATCCCGCGCATCGACTAGCTTGGCTGATTTTTTATGGTGAGCATCCTGAAGGGATTCTTGACCATATAAACCGAGTTAGAACCGATAACCGAATAGAAAATCTTCGAAAAGCAACCCACTCCCAAAACATGCAAAACAGGAAGATGCAGTCTAATAACAAGTCTGGATTTCGTGGTGTATCATGGGATGAAAGATACGGGAAGTGGAGGGCGCGAATTAAGGTTTCAGGGAAGATAATCAGTCTTGGTTATCACCCGACGGCAGAGAAGGCATCCATAGCTTTTGAGCAGGCAAGAAAAATTCATCACATAACTTAATTAAGCCTCGCCACTGTGCGGGGCTTTTTGCATTTAGCGTCATCCAAAACCAACCAACCGCACTCACACATTCCTTGTCTGGCATGGATACGGGTGACGCTATTCCCTACACACAATATAAGCGCCGTTCCCTGCGGGGAGGTGGATATGCGTATGCCATGGAAAAATGAACCAAACATCATTTCCATGCTTATTGCCTTTGGTATGACTCTCATCGGAGCCGTGGCCAGTTACTCATTCAAGGTTTTGAACGGTGAGGCATTTAGCTGGAGAACATTAGTACTACAGATAATTGTCTCCATCTTCTCAGGGATGATCATGATGATGGCTGCTTTGCATTATGGCTGGTCTGCTGAGGTGATTGGTGCGGCATGTGGCATGGCCGGTTGGTCTGGGGCATCGCTAATAAAAGCCATTGAGCGTCGAATGTTAAACAAAGCATCTGGAGGCATTGATGCGAGCAAGTGAGAACGGCATCAACCTAATCAAACAATTTGAAGGCTGTCGATTAACTGCATATCAGGATAGCGTCGGCGTCTGGACCATTGGCTATGGATGGACTCAGCCTGTAGATGGCAAGCCCATCGCAAAAGATATGATCATCACCCAGCAGAAAGCCAATCAACTGCTAACTGAAGGCGTGGCTCAATATGAGAAGGGCGTAACCAATCTTGTTACTGTGCAGCTCAATCAGAACCAGTACGATGCGCTCGTAGATTTCGCTTACAACCTCGGCGTTAACGCGCTGAAGGGCTCAACCCTGTTGAAGAAACTCAACGCTGGCGATTATTCCGGTGCAGCTAACGAGTTTACAAAGTGGAATAAGGCAGGCGGTAAAGAGTTGGCCGGTCTAACGCGGCGTCGTGAGGCAGAGAAGTCTCTGTTTCTGTCATGAGTAGAATCACTACCGCGCTGATCGCTGTCATCATCGCTCTGTTAGTTGGCATGTGGTACACGACAAGCAAGATGCAGTCACTTAGTTCCGAACTAAAAGCAATCACTCAGGTAGCCAATCAGCAGAAAGCAGACCTCGAAAACATCCAGCGGCAACGAGTACAGGCCGCTGAACTGGATATCAAAGTCACTCAGGAATTAGCAAATGCAAAAAGTGAAATTGAGCGTCTGCGTACTGACCTTGGTAACGGCAATAAGCGGCTGCGCATCGCGGCCAGTTGTCCAAAGCTGCCCGAAGCCTCCGCCACCACCGGCAAGCCTGATGCAACAGGCCCCCGACTTAATGACTCCGCTGAACGGGATTATCTCAGTCTCGTCGAACGAATCAGACAATCCGAAACAATGATTAACGGGTTACAGAGTTATATCCGCACCCAGTGCCAATAGAACAAATTCTCTACGACAAAAAAGGAAATGAAATGAGTTTCAAACATGAATTAGGTCAAGTGGTTCAGGTAACAATCAGTGGCGAAGAAGGTCACATCAAAGCACGTGCTGAATATACAAACATGTGCAGCCAATACCTGATCCACTATCTAGCCGCCGATGGTCGCGCTGTAGACGCTTGGTTTGAAGAGGGCGAGTTGTCACCAGCCAAGTTAGATTAACAGCAACAAACACCCAATAGAGCCTCACTTCGGTGGGGCTTTTTTTCATCTGAAGTAAACCATCCGCGCCACGCTCGGCGCAATTCTACCGTAGAACCTTTCAGGATAAGCCTTGAGGAGATCAGCAGTGGTCTGATGAACCCTCTACGGGCTGGTTCTTCCTGAGCGCAAGGTTTATCACTAAAAGGAAGTCATCATGCAATATCCAACGAATATTGTTATCGAAAATATGCCAGTTCGAAATACAGAATTTGGTACTTACAATCTTAATGATTTACACAAGGCGGCAGTGGCGGCTAAGAAGGCCAAGCTTTGGCAAAAGCCAAGTAAGTTCCTTAAAGCAGACGGTATCAAGGGTTATGTCGATGAAGTGACCAAGGAGCTAAAAAGCACCTTGGAACAAAATCAAATACTTAGAACCATTCATGGAGGCTCCGAGCGAGGTACATGGGCGCATGAGCTTATTGCTCTCAGATACGCAGCTTGGTTATCTCCAGCATTTGAATTGAAGGTATATCAAACATTCAGGAGCGTGATATTAGGGCAGGTTAGTAAGTTTGCTCAGGCAAACCTGCTAGAGCTTAAATATCAGTCTAAAAAGCGTCGCGTGAGTACTGCCGCCAGAATAATGAATAAATGGGGTGTTGGTGGTGAGAAAAACCTATTGGAGTCTCAGCGTAAATTACTAGCTGAAGAGATTCAAGTTACGATCCCCGGTCTGCCGGAGGGAAAACCATGATGAATAATGAAACCTCATGTGATTTCTTCTGCTCTCGCGTGGCAGAGGCTTATTTACTTCACCTAGTGGCTATATGGCGTCGTCCAATCTACCGATATGCAACTGGGGATATTGAAGTAAGCCACTCATTCTTATGGGGTCTTCTCGACGGATATCCAAAAGACCGAATGACAAGTAGCTATAGAGCAAAGTTTTACTCAAAGCTTCTGAAAAAATTTGATCCCACTCCAGCCAAAGGCGCAGTGATATGCGGCGGTAAAGTTCCAGAGCTAAGCAAGCGCGGCATAAAATATATGAACGCCTTAGTTCATGGGTTTGGCGACATGCTAGAAGGCATTGGCGACAGGGATGAATATGGGCTGCTAACGATACCCAAAGGTGAGCTCAATGACCAAATCTGAATACAACCGTATTGATTACATAGAAGAGGTCATGGGGAACGCATTTGAGCTTCTCGACACGGGAAGGGTGGCAGCGGCTAAGGAAATTATTCGCGCAGTAAATCTTCAATTACGAGTGCTAAAGCGCACAGGCGAAAAGCGATACGGTAATCCAAGTAAAGCGGAAGAATGAAGTCAGTTAGCACCTCTGCGAAGCGGGGCGAGGCTGGCGAACCAAATCAAATTGCGTAGGGTTGTCGCAGCATCTCTGCATTAGCCACAACCGGTTCCTCTCCTGACCGTTAGCGTGCAGAGACATCAATAACGACCAATGCCGAGCGATTACCACTCGCTCTCATGGCGGTAACATGAACCGTGGCAGAAGAATCATGGAGCAATACAGTGTGTTTTCACTGATAGCACACGATATTGCAGCATAAGTTCACATAGCGCCGTAGGGCGGATACTCAAAAAACAGAGGAATGTTCTCTTATGGCTGATAAGTACAACGTCAAAGCAACAAAGAAAGACGGAACCACATACGAAGGCGTCATGACAACAAAAGAGCCAAGACTGGTTAACGGTCTATTTGCTATCTCGGAGCATGACGGCTCATGGACATACATTCAGCCGGATGAGTTGAGTGAAATCACATTCAAGCCGGTAGTGGAAGAAACTCAGGAGTAATTATGGCGCTCAACGACAAACAAGAAATGTTTTGTCGCGAGTACCTCGTTGATTTGAACGCAACACAAGCGGCCATTCGTGCGGGGTACAGTGAGAAAACTGCCCGAGCAACTGGTTGTGAAAACCTAACAAAACCAAACATTGCCGAACGTATTATACAGCTTAAGCAGGAGCGTAACGAACAGGTTGGCATTGATGCTGCTTACGTTCTAAAGCGCCTTGCTGAAATTGATCAGATGGACGTAGCTGACATTCTGCTTGAAAACGGTGAGCTAAAGCCGATTAAAGATTGGCCCAAGGTATGGAGAACCACGCTTTCAGGGATTGACGTGGTTGAGTCATCCGGCGATGTGCCTTCTCTGCTTAAGAAAATCAAATGGCCTGACAAGGTGAAGAATCTTGAGTTGCTAGGTAAGCACATTGACGTCAGCGCCTTCAAAGAGATGGTTGATCACAAATCATCAGATGGTTCTATGACACCGAAGCCAACAACCATTCGTCTGGTAGGAGTTGACCCAGCCAATGGAAAATCAAGTTGACCTACAAATACCCGCCAAGTTAGTCCCAGTCTTTGCTAAGGAAGGCGTCAGATATCGCGGCTCCTATGGTGGTCGAGGTTCTGCAAAAACGCGAACCTTTGCTCTGATGAGTGCGGTTAAGGCATATCAGGCAGCTGAGAGCGGAATAAGCGGTGTAATTCTTTGCGCTAGAGAGTTCATGAACTCCCTTGAAGAATCATCGATGGAAGAGATCAAGCAAGCTATCCGCTCTGTTCCATGGCTCGATGATTATTTCGATATAGGCGAAAAGTACATCAGGACTAAAAACAAACGTGTTAGCTACGTGTTTTGTGGTCTGCGGCATAACCTCGACAGCATCAAATCAAAGGCCCGAATACTGATTGCATGGGTAGATGAAGCTGAATCAGTATCATCGACGGCATGGAAGAAGCTACGTCCTACGGTTCGTGAAAAAGGCTCTGAGATTTGGGTTACATGGAACCCAGAAAAAGACGGCAGCGCGACAGATAAGCTGTTTAGAAAGAATCCTCCCAAAAACTCCATGTTTGCCGAGATGAACTACGGAGACAATCCATGGTTCCCTGAGGTCCTCGAGGAAGAAAGGCTAGAGGACTTAGAAAACCTTGATTACGCTGATTATGCGTGGATCTGGGAAGGTGCCTATCTCGAAAATTCAGATAAGCAGGTACTGGCCAACAAGTACGTTGTCCAGAGTTTTGCTGATGATCTTTGGCAGAAGGCTGAACGCTTGTTGTTTGGTGCTGACTTCGGTTTCGCGAAAGACCCGAACACACTTATCCGAATGTTCATTCTTGATAGCAATCTCTATATCGAATATGAAGCCTATGGCAATGGCGTAGAGCTTGATGACATGTGGAAGTTCTACGCTGGTAAGGACGGGGCTAAGCCAAAGCAACTGGAAGAGTGGAAAGTTACAGATGAAGCAAAATTCCCTGGTATTCCAGAGGCGAGAAAGTGGCCTATTAAGGCTGATAACTCGCGACCAGAGACAATAAGCCACATTAAAGGGCAGGGGTTCAATATTTCTGCTGCGCAAAAATGGCAGGGCAGTGTTGAGGATGGCATTACATGTCTGCGTGGATTCAAGCAGATAATCATTCACCCACGCTGCAAAGAAACTGCAAAAGAAGCCCGTCTTTACTCGTACAAAACAGACCGGATCACCGGCGAAGTTTTGCCAGTCATCGAAGACAAAAACAACCACTGCTGGGATGGCGTTCGTTATGGCTTAGATGGCTATATCAAACGCAAAACTCAGTCAGCAGGAATGATGATCCCAAAAAGGCTTCTAGGCAGATAGCGATAATAAATCTTCTACGGACACTCCATGAACGACAAACTACAGCTAGCCGTCAATCACGCCATGACGGATGTAAGGATGGCGCGTGCCCGTATGGGGCTACTAAATCCAACTATGGGACTTGATGCAAAGCGAAGCTCAGCGTGGTGTGAGTATGGCTTCAAAGAGGACTTAACCTTTGATGACCTCTATAAGCTCTACCGGCGCGGCGGCATTGCATTTGGCGCAGTCAACAAGATCATATCCCACTGTTGGAAGTCTAACCCGCAAATCATCGAAGGCGATAAATTCGATAAAGCGAAGAAAGCTACTGCTTGGGAAGGGAAAATTAAACCGGTATTCACTAACAGACTCTGGAATAGCTTTGCTGATGCTGATAAGCGTCGATTGGTTGGCCGGTGGTCAGGCATATTGCTACATATCCGTGATGGAAATGCTTGGAATCAGTCTGTAACGAAAGGGAAGGGGCTAAAAAAGGTCACCCCTGTATGGGCTGGGGCTTTAAAGCCTTACTCGCTGGATACTGATATCAACTCAATCACATACGGCCTACCCACTATGTGGGAATACACCGAATATCTATCGAATGGTGGGAGTCGTAGGGTCCAAATTCACCCTGACCGTGTGTTTATTTTGGGGGACTATTCAGACGATGCCATTGGATTCTTAGAGCCTTCATACAACGCTTTTGTCAGCCTTGAGAAAGTTGAAGGTGGGTCTGGTGAATCTTTCCTCAAGAACGCCGCTAGGCAGTTGAATGTTAACTTTGAGAAAGAAATTGATTTCAACAATCTCGCCTCTCTCTATGGGGTTAGTGTTGATGACCTACAAGAGAAGTTCAATGAAGCTGCTAAAGAAGTAAACCGTGGAAACGATGTGATGCTCACCACACAGGGCGCAAGCGTAACGCCGCTGGTGACCTCAGTAGCTGACCCATCACCAACCTATGACGTAAACCTCCAGACGGCAGCGGCAGGTGTTGATATCCCTGCCAAGGTTCTTGTCGGTATGCAAACTGGCGAGCGAGCAAGCACTGAAGACCAGAAGTATATGAATGCTCGCTGCCAGTCACGCAGAGAGCGAGAGCTTTCATACGACATTGAAGATTTCACTGACAAGCTAATCGAACTGCAAATTATCGATCCGGTGTCAGAGAAAACCGTCATCTGGGACGACCTCAACGAACAGTCATCGTCTGACAAGCTTGATAGCGCGACCAAAATGAGCGAAATCAACCAGAAGGCGGTATCCACTGGAGAGCCAGTTTTCTCTCGAGACGAGATTAGAGAGGCCGCTGGGTATAAATCAGATGAAAATGACCCACTAGGTGAGGAGATCGACGATGGCGAAGAAAGCAAAGTCGGCGATCCTACCCAGTAATAAACAGGATCCGACCGGAGTTGATAGGCTAGAACGTGGATCCATGCGAGATTTTTCAAAGCGCATGAAGCTAATCACCAAAGGCTATATACAGATACTGAACCGAATCCCCGCATCACCCGCAGTTAACCAACGATACGCATTCCAACTAGACCAAGGCCTTCTATCCATGCTTCTACAGAATGGAGAGAGGATGGTGGATGAAATATTGCTTCAGGGTGGAGAGCTAAACCTGTGGTTCTTCGATCAGTATGTCGAGGTGGCATATCAGCGCGGAACTGCTCAAGAGTTTGCAAACCTATCCCAGCAATCACCGGCCTATGCCGCTGGGCAAAATAGCGTTCAAAGCATTCTGATGAGTGAGCCATACCAACTAAGGCTTGTATTGGTTCGGGCTCGCGAATTTGAAGAGATGAAGAACCTAAGTGCTCAAGTTAAAGCTGACATGGCTCGGATACTGACTGATGGCATAGGGCGCGGCCTTAATCCCAAAGAGGTTGCCAGAAACCTAACAACTCAAACTGGCATTGAGTCCCGTAGAGCCAATCGCATTGCCAGAACTGAAATCACTACGGCTTTAAGAAGAGCCCGTATGGATGAGGATGATGACGCCAAGGCCAACTACGGCATCCAAACAATGCAGCTTCACATCTCAGCGCTGAGTCCCACAACTCGCCGCACTCACGCAGCTAGGCATGGAAAACTCTACACAACGGATGAGCAGCGAGACTGGTGGTCTAGAGATGCAAACTCAATTAACTGCAAATGCTCCACTGTAGCCGTGCTGGTAGACGACAAAGGCGAGCCATTATCAAACACCGTAATCGAACGAACGAGGAAGGAATACACCTCAATGAAGGCAAGAGGATTAACCGATGACAATGCAGGTTAACGTCACAACTAAGGTAAACAGTCAGTCTATCAGGCGTGAGAATTACAACGGCCGCGACCACCTGATCCTCCCCAGTTATACGCTGCCAGCAAACGTGGTTATGAATGGCGGACTATATCCAGAAAACGAAATTGATGCTCACTACACCGGCCTTGAGGGGACGCTGGCACCACTAGGACACCCAATGGTTAATGGGCAGTTTGTATCAGCATTCTCTCCTGAAGGGCTAAACATCGGCTACGTAGGGGCTTGGAACCGTAATGTTAAGAAGTCCGGCAACCGTATTTACTTAGAAAAGTGGGTAGATATCGGTAAGGCCGAGGAGTCAGAGGGGGGGCGAGAGCTTTTAGAGCGCGTAGCTGCGATTGAACGCGGAGAAGATGTTCCACCCATCCACACAAGTGTTGCTGTATTCCTCGATCAGGTTGAAGCAAACGAAGAACAAAAAGCGCTAGGCGCTGATTGGGTCGCCAAGATTAAAGCCATGGATCATGACGCAATCTTACTCCATGAAGTTGGTGCCGCAACGCCTGAACAGGGCGTCGGGCTAATGGTTAACGCTGACCTAGCGACGCCAATCAAAGCTAACTCTGGTGCATTGGTTGGCGAGTCATATCGCGAACGAGAAAACCGGCTAGACCGTGCGGTAAGAGACAAATTTGCATCTGGACCAGATGAATATGCTTGGGTTGCTGACTTCACTGACTCGCAAGTTGTGGTCGTCAGAAACGGCGGTAAGGCTGAAGTATTTGGCTATAAAAGCGATGGCGGAAAAATAACCTTTGATGAAACTGGCTCACCAGTAGTCCGGCAAGAGTCTTGGGTGGCTGTTGCTGTTAATAAATTCAAATCATTTCTCAACCAGCAGGATAAACCTGCAACAAATACAAACCAAACGGAGGGCGACATGCCTTTAACCAAAGAAGAACTAGAGACAATCGGCAACATGATTGGTGAGGCAGTGGCGACCAATACCGAAAAGGCTATCAAGCCTCTTGCGGAAAAGGTTGATGCTCTGCAAGCCAATCAAAAAGAGCTATCTGACTCTCTCACTGCAAACTCTCGAGCAGAAGAGGCGACCAAGCGAGCAGCAGTGGCAAAAGTCCATGGCGATATCGTAGCAAACGCACTGTCTGGTGAAGCGTTGGACAGCATGTTTAAAAACTTGGGTGATGCGGCACCGCTAGCCGGAAACTCAGCCAACAACCCAGCAGAAACCGGCGCACCAGCTGCCGATCAATACTTCAAGTAAGAGGGGATTCAAATGGCTTCTCGCTATCGCCGTGTAAACATTGACGGCAAGTCTCTGTACAAAACCGAGACACGAACCACTGCCGCGGCATTATTGCCGGGTACCGCTGCAATTATCAATAGCTCTGGTAAGTTTGCTCAGGCAACAGCTTTAACCGGTCGAATCTACATTATCGACTGCGCCTATCACCAAGGTTTAGGCATTCGTGATGCTGTCCCATCAGGTGATTCTGCCGCAGGAAACTATGTAGAAGAAGGCCGCGAACTTGCACTCCTGTGTGTTGCAGGATCCTATAAAAAAGATTCTCCGATCAAGCTTGGCTCTAATGGTCAATTTACTCTGGCAACCGCTGACACTGATTCAGTGATCGGCTACAGCCAAGATGAAGCAACTATTGCTGCAAGCTCTACTGATTTCATTCGCGTGCGTATGCGCGTTGGCACTATTGCAGCGTCTGGCGCTGGCGCATAAGGAAGGATAAAACATGTATTTCTCTAAAGAGACATTGGCAGCAAACAGCCGCCTCGTCGGTCATTGGAATGAGTTGTGGGCTAACCGAAACATCTGGAACGCTCAAAACAAATCAATGATCGCAGCAAACCGTCAACTCCTAACGCCAGATATGCTAGCGGCTAACGCGCTTGGTGGCCTGACCCGTGATTTTTGGGCTGAGATTGATAATCAGATTATCCAATTACGCGATCAAGAAATTGGGATGGAGATTGTTAACGACCTGATGTCGGTTCAAACAATTTTGCCAGTTGGCAAAACTGCCAAACTTTATAATGTTGTTGGTGATATTGCTGATGATGTATCTATCAGTATTGATGGACAGGCTCCATTTTCGTTCGACCACACTGAATATGCTACCGGTGGCGACCCTGTCCCTGTATTTACAGCAGGATATGGCGTTAACTGGAGACATGCCGCTGGCATGAACACAGTTGGTGTTGATCTGGTTCTTGACTCGCAAATGGCGAAGATGCGTAAGTTCAACCAAAAGAGAGTGAACTACTTTCTGAACGGCGACGCAAATATTCAGGTTCAAAGCTATCCAGCACAAGGGCTGAAAAACCATCGTAATACCAAGAAGATTAATCTTGGCTCAGGTTCTGGTGGTGCAAACATCGATTTGACCACTGCTACCTCCGCTCAAATCATGGAATTCTTCGGTAAAGGTGCTTTTGGCCAGACTGCTCGAAATAATAAAGTGGCGGCATACGACGTGATGTGGGTTAGCCCTGAGATTTGGGCTAACCTTGCTCAGCCTTATTTTGTGAATGGCGTAGTTAGCGGAAACGTGCTTCAGGCAGTACTTCCGTTCGCTCCTGTTCGTGAAATTCGACAGACTTTTGCTCTCAAAGGTAACGAGTTCATCGCTTATCAGCGTCGTCAGGATGTGATTTCTCCATTGGTTGGCATGGCTGTTGGTGTTGTTCCTCTCCCTCGCCCATTGCCAAACGTCAACTACAACTTCCAGATTATGTCCGCAGAAGGTTTGCAAATCACGACCGATGGCGACGGCCTGTCTGGGGTAGTCTACGGAGCCGTTCTGGCGTAAGGGGGTAATCATGGCTAAGTACGAAGTAGTTCGACCTTGGTTTGGCGTGAATGTTGGTGACGTAGTCGAGCTAGATAAATTACACCCAGCATTGAAGTCAAATGTCCGACTTATGCGCGGTGAAGCTGGCGGGGAATTAACCCCAGCAACGCCTGAGGCAACATCAGGCAAGGGCAAAAAGGCCAAAGAAGACTAAACGCCGCGAAAGCGGTTTTTTTATGCCCTGCATCTGCGGGGCTTTTTCATTCTGGAGCCAACATGGTAACCATCGAACAAGCCAAAGAGTATTTGGATTCGGTCGGGATTACACTTCCAGACTTCATCCTGCAAGCGCTTGTTGATCAAGCTAACAGCATTCAAGACTGCTTAGACTCCCACTATCCAGCATCTACTGCTCTGCTGATTCAGTTGTATTTGATTGGGCTGATGGGGCTTGCTCAGGGGGATAAATATATCAGCTCCCAGACAGCGCCAAGCGGTGCCTCTCGTTCTTTCAGATATCAGTCATTCGCTGACCGCTGGAAAGGCTCTCTATCGCTTCTCACTGGGCTTGATAAGTTTGGTTGCACCAACGGTGTTCTGCCTCCTGATCCAACCGTATCAGCTTATGCTGGAATCTGGATTGGCAAGGGTGGATGTATGTGCGGGAGTTAGTCATGGCATGGTTCTCTGTAGAAGAACGCAGTCCGAAACCTTTCGCTCGCGTATGGGTTCGCACCGATACCGGACGTGAAACCACCGGCTATGTGAATAGCTCAGGCGAGTGGGTGATTAACTGCAAACGCATTCGTGATAGCGGTGCAAAGGTTGAGAGGTGGAAAGAATGACTGAGCGAGTGAAGAAAGCGAGTGATGGCAGATTGTCGTTCATGTGTCCCGGGTGCGGTAACAGTCATGTAGTGCAAGTGGGTGCCGGTAGCGGCCCGCGATGGGGATGGAATGGAAGCACGGATAAGCCGACGTTTACCCCCAGTATTTTGGTTACGGGATTCACACCAAGTGATGACCCAGAAGAACTTGATGACGCCACGAAAGACAAACCATTCACTTGTCATTCATTTGTGACTGATGGACAGATTCAATATCTGAATGACTGCACGCACAGCATGGCGGGGAAGAAAATTCCGCTGCCAGTGCTGTAGGGGGTGGCTTATTTCAGCAGTAGCAAACTGGAGCTATACGGCACAAGCCACAATCTGGCGCAGCATCGGAACTGATGAGTGGAATAAGCCATCATTCGCCGCACCTATCACTATTGCATGCGACTACGGCTGCGACTCTAAGCGCGGTAACGCTGATGTTGGTCGTGAGTTCGTGGTGAAGGATACCGTCTGGACTGAGTACGCAGAAGCCAAAGAGGGTGACTACTTGCTGATCGGAGTTTCTACCGAGTCCAACCCTATTGACGCCGGTGCCGATGAGATTAAGCACATCATTCGCTATGCGGACACATTTGATCGCGTTGCTGATGATTATGCATTGATAACCGGAGTCTTATATGGGCGTTAAGGTGAAGGGGCTTAAGCAGGCTAAGGCTAACTTTGACCATTTGATTGATGACGTAGTCGGGAAAAAGGCGGTAAGGGCTACATATCGAATCCTGTTTATCATAGGGACTCAGGCATCTATTTACACCCCGATCGACACATCGACGCTCATAAACTCACAGTTCAGGGAAGTGAAAGCAGGCAATAAAATAATCACTGGTCGAGTTGGTTATTCTGCTAACTACGCGGTGTATGTTCACGACCCGAACGTGAAGCAGAACTTCAGGCGCTCTACCGCTAAAAAAGAATTCCTTAAACTTGGTGCTGATGATTCCAAGGGGCAAATCGATAGAGCTATTGCTGAGGAGATGAGCCTATGAGTACGCCAGTTTTCATTAAGTTTCGCGAATGGTTAGAGGGGGCTGGGCTAGTTGACGGATACAAAGTGCAGATGGTTGAATGGGTGGAGCAGGAGGAAGACACAGGGAACATGAAATACATCGTATTTCAGCCAAATGGCGGAACTCCACGTGTTAAAGACCTGAGTGCTGATGATAATGTTCAGGTTGTTCTCGTTAGCGCTAAGAATGACGCTCAGGCTGTAGTTCAGCGTGCACAGGACATTCTAGATCATGTGACAGATAACCCTGAGGACTCTTGCCTCAATTCAGTCTTCAATCTCGGCGGGATGCCAACTCCAATACCTACTGAAGAGGGAAGAACGGTCATCAGACTTTTGTTCCGCTGCACAGCATAACCAAATTCAAAACTAACAGGCTGCCTTATGGTGGCCTTTTTTTATTTCCAACAAAAGAGGTAAGTCACCATGGCAGATTGCCAGAATGATTACGGGAAGTTAATTGGCCGCGTCGCTATTCTGCGTCTTGCCGAAGGCTGCCCAGATACAGTCCCAGAACAATCAGAGTTCGTACGCATGGGCGCTCTGACCACCAAGTCAATCGACTATTCAATGAACACTGTTACTTCTGAGGCTGATGACACCAAAGGTCTGGTTGAGAACCTTGTTACCAATATGGATCTAACGATCAGCTTTGATGGCGAGTGGCGTAAGCGCGATAAGCCGACTGACTTTGGCCCAATCAAACTATCGAAAGAGCTATTGGCAGAGACCAAATCTGTCCGCCAGCCTACTTACTGGGTTCAGTTTGATTTCACCGGTGAAGACGCCGTAGTTCTCCAAGGCTATATGGCTGCGACTTCATGGTCTGGCGAGTTCGGGGCATCTGATATCGCAACTTACTCCGGCGAGTTCAAGGTGGCTGACGCTGATACTGTCGAATATCTGGAAGAGGAAGTTCCTGTTACTGGTGTAACTGTCACTCCGACCAGTGGAAGTGTTGCAGTTGGCGCAACGACCACATTTACGGTTGATGTAGCTCCTGCTGGCGCAACCAATAAAGCATATACGGTAACGTCATCAGCTCCATCAAAGGCGACGGCAACACTGTCTGGCACCACGGTAACGGTAACTGGCGTGGCGGCTGGTACGGCAAACATCACTGTCACCACAACTGACGGCGCAAAGTCAGCGGTTTACGCGGCAACAGTAACTGCTTAGTAAGCACTACAGAGGGTATCGATGATGCCCTCGATACTGCTCACAAGGAATTCACATGACACCGATCACCGACATTGGCGAAATGCTTATTTCAGACCGTGAGAGGGACTATTTCTTTCGTCCCTCCCTAGTTGCTATGGCAAGAATCGGATCCCCGTCTGAAATCGTCGCTGCGCACGCAACCATGAATGGATTTGAGGTTTTTAGGCTAATTTCACAAGCCTCTGATGCATGGGGGAAAGTCCCTGAATGGCTGTTAAAAACAATAAAGACTCCCGTATATGGCCGCCCCGTATTGGCTACAGCGATGAGCATAATGCAGGCGTGCTGTGACGATGATTTAACCTTTCTGATTGGAGAGTGGAGACCCGGTAAAAAAGGTGTCGTCTACCGCAAAGGGAAGATGGGGATTGGGGAGATAATCATCATTGCGCGTGAGCTAATCGAGCATGGTGTTATCGGTAAGGCCAAGCTTAGAAAGCTACAAAAGCATGAAAGCAAAGATGAATATTCCTCAGAGTTTCGAGTGGTCGATTATATAAACGCGGCGCGGGCTCATTTCAACATGCCTAGAAGCGAAGCTGAACAGTTAACCATGACAGAGTTCCAGCTCATGCTTAAAGCTAAGTATCCAGAAGAGAAAGGATTCACGAAGGAAGAGTATGACGCGGTGATCGACGCGGATGATAAACGAACGGCTGAATTGCTCTCTGGTCGCCGCAGATTGGTCAAGTCTAAGAAGTTACCGGCTAAGGCCGCTTAATGTCACAACCTGCTCCGGCAGGTTTTTTTATGTCTGGAGATCGTAATGGCAAGCGAGCAGGAAGTCGGGAATATCGTCTACACCGTCCAAATGGATGTTGCAAAGCTCATTAGCGAGCAACAGAAAGTTAACGATCGTCTGGATAAGATGAACAGCCAATTTGAGAAGACTGGCAAGACGGTAGACAACACAAGTAAATCATTCGCGTCGCTTACAAAGATAGCTGGCGCATTAACTGCCGCACTTTCAGTTTCAGCAGTGGCTCAGTATGCAGATGCATGGACGTCCTTAAATAACAAACTAGCTAACTCAGTTAGAGCAGGGGAAAGCCTCGTAGGGGTCACTGAGCGAGTATTCAATATAACTCAAGCTACGAGGTCTAGCCTTGATGCGACGGCATCACTGTATGCAAGGCTAGAAAGGGCGACCCGAGAATATGGAACCAGTGCGGGCGATCTTGCTAAGTTAACCACAATCATAAATCAGGGATTTGTAGTTTCAGGCGCAACAGCACAAGAGGCTGAAAACGCAATTATTCAGTTATCTCAGGGCTTAGCCTCCGGCGCGTTACGCGGAGAAGAGTTCAACTCTGTTAACGATCAAGGCAACAGGTTGATAGTTGCTTTGGCGGATTCTTTAGGCGTTACAACTGGTGAGATGCGTAGCCTAGCTGCTCAGGGCAAATTAACCACTGATGTTGTTGTTAATGGTTTACTGTCTCAGGGCAATAAAATTGGTAGCGAATTTGTACAAACAACAACGACTATCTCTCAGGCTCTTCAGGTCGCAGGAAACAATATCACCAAGTTTTTTGGGGAGTCATCTTCAGTAAAAACTGGTGTGTCTATATTCAATGATGTCGTAATTACGTTAAGTCAGAATATAGATGTTTTGTCAGGAGCGTTAACTATCGCGGCAGGAGTTATGGGCTCTCGCTACGTTGGTGCTCTTTACTTAGCTACTAAGGCAAAAGTTACTGACGCCGCCGCTACCGTTAACCAGCAGGTTCAAGAATACAAAACTGCAAAAGCTGTTATGGCTTCCGCTCAAGCTGAAATAGCTAACGCTCAGGCTATAAAAGCATCGGAACAAGCTAAAGCAAGGGCATTGGCAACACAATCTGCAGTTAATCGCCAGCTCGGCCTGAATGTTAGTTACCAGCAAGAATATGCAGCAATCCAATCAAAAATCATTGCTGCTGACAATGCAGAGGCTGCTGCTAAAACTAGGTTGGCCGCGGCAACAACGCAAGCATCAGTAGCCACTAGAAGTTATGCGAGTGCAGTCTCTCTTGTGAAAGGTGTTCTTGGGCTAATTGGTGGGCCGGCAGGGTTTGCCATGCTAGCTGGGGCGGCTATTTTCTATTATTACCAGCAGGCACAACAAGCCAAGCAAGAGAGCATTGCGTTCGCCGATTCTCTCGACTCGGTCATTTCAAAAATGAAGGAGATGAACAGCACTCAGCTAGCTGCCGAGATAGCAAAGGCAGAAAGATCGATTATCAACCAGAAGGACGCCATCGTTGATTTGCAAGCTGAAATGGACAACCTTCAACAGAAGAAGGCTTTCATTGAACAAGCCGCCAACATCCGAGGAGCAGAGGCGGTTGCAGAGGATTACGCAAGTATTCAGCGCGATATCGATATTCAAGCCGGTAAGGTAGATGCCGCCGAAACAAAACTGAGTCAGACCATCAGTAAAACAGGCATTCTTCGTGCTCAATTAAATGGGACACTTCAAAGCGGCATTGAGCTTCTGAAGCGAGACGGTGAAGAGGCCGGTATTGCTGCGGGAATGATGAATCATTTGGGTAATTCTTTAGATTTCGCTAGTCGAGCTAAAGACAAATTCAATTCATCAAGTATTCAAATCCCCGTAAGCAAAGAGGCTGATAAATTTAATTCTCAGCTAGAACAGCAAAATGAGTTGCTATCGATTACGGATAAAAGACTTAGGGCAGTAACCAAGGCAAGAATGGAAGCAGAGAGCCGAGGTGGCAACGTTAATCAGGTTAACACCGCAGGCGATCTTGCAGGAAAACAATACGATCTGGAGAAAGCTGAGTCTGAGAGAGGTCAGACAACGAAGAATACTGCTAAAGCAGAATCCCAAGCAGAGCAGGCCGAGAAGAAAAGAGTCAAAACACTTCAAGACCTCTCCAATGAGATAGAAGTTGCAGCATTGAAGTCAAAGGGATTGAACAGAGAAGCAGCCCAATTAGCAGCAGTTCAGGAACTTGGCGCCGGAGCTACTCAGGCTCAAATCCAACAAGCTCAACAGCAAGCAGGACAAATATTCGATATTCAGCAGCAAGCAGCAGATAAGAAAGCCGCTATAGATGCTGACTCGGCAGCAAAAGCCAAACAACAGCGTGACTTGGATAATGCCCAACTTGATCGACAGCTCAAAGCCGGTGACGTCACGTTTGAGCAATCTCAGCAGCGCCGCGCTCAAATTGCTGCGGATTACTCCAAGGCGATTGCCGATGCCA